ATTTTAATGCAAAGACAGAACTATATGACGATCTCACTAGTCTACATGATATGCTGGATTTTTTCCAACCACTGGGTCGTAGTATGTTAGTACGCACACATGCAGGTGGATGGTTTCCACCACACAAAGACCAACCTCAGTTAACCAGAGATACATTCCGTATTGTGGCTTTTTTAAGTCGTGCTACACAACATGATGCATATGAGTGGGAGATGGACGGCCACAAATGGCCTATTACACCAGGCAAAGCATACTATGTGGATACTCGTAAAACCCATCGTACTCATAGTTGGTTTGATAACAGTATACATCTTGTGATTAATGTACCCAAAACATGGGAGAACGTTATGAAGCTCATGAGTGTAACACAGAACTACTAGTGTTTTTGCTAAATACAGTATACAACGGAGATAACAATGAAATTTTCTGATTTGGAAGAAACTGTATCAGGTGCTATTGGTACCGGTATGGGCGACGGTAATGGATTTGCAAACGGCGGTCCTGGTACTATTAAACGTGCAAATTTTGTCATAAAAGGCAAAAAGAAAAAGAAAATTGACGAAGCAGAACTTCCACCACACCTAGCAAAAATGTTTGGCAAAGATGGTACACAAGTTGACACACGCACAGATGTTATGCGTCAGATGCGCGACATTGTAGACAACAAGAGTGCAATGGAAGTAGAGTTTGGTAACGGTAAGCAGATGGTGGACATGTATACAGCAAGTGTACTTGTACAAGTCTATGATAAAGTAAACCCTGCTAACAAAGAAAAGATTGTACAAAACGTTGGTACTACAGAAAAGTTTATGAAACTTATGCCTAAACTGTTTAACATGATCAGTAAAAGCAAGACTGACGAAAGCGTTTATGCTATAAACAAAGATGATCCTAATAATCCAGAAGTACTTGTATCTGGTTATGGTCGTATGTCAATGAATGGGCTAAAAGCAGATATTATCAGAGGCATTGAAGAAGTGCTTAGAAATGCAGAGGGTGACAACTGGGAAACAGTAAGTTATGCTATGTATGAGAATGGTGTTTTAACCGCAAAAGTAAAAGCATTATTAAATGCTATTAACGAATTAGAAGGAATCCGCAAAAAAGGCGGAACCAGATCACGTGGAATTAACAAAAGGTAACGACAATGAGTGAACAAAAAATTAGAAATACATTTGAAAAAATGTATGCAGAACTACAAAGATTTCATAAAGTAGTTCGTAAAGACGGACTTCTTGAAAAGAACATTATGGAAATTGGTGGTGATCCATCACATCTAAATGACATGCGAGAGCATATTGATTATCTAATGAACTCATTAGAAGATGCAGAATATGGTGCAATTTCACATTTAGATATGAAAGAACAGCTAAGTAAAAAGAAAAAGATTACTCCACATACTCCAGTAGGTATGGTGGCTGAAGGCGTACTTGATGGTGATGATGAAGATGGATTTATGGCACGTTCACAGCTATACTTCCTAGCACGTGATGCAATTGCACTACACAGTATGATCAGTGATCAAGAAGACTTACAACCATGGATACAAAGTAAAATAGCTCAATCAAGCAAGGACATCGATGCAGTTCGTCGTTACACTGAATACAAAGATGCCTCTAGCGAAGATGAAGGTCAGATGGAAGGCACTGACGAAGGTTATTCGGTTATGCCTAGTATTGACAGAGAAAAGTATCAAGAGCGTGATGGTTTGGAAGGACCTTTTCAAACAAAAAGTGGTAAAGTAATATATTACGATACAAAAGAAGGTAGTTATTATGATCCAAATACAGATATGTATATTTCATATGATGAGTGGAAAGCACTAGATGAATCAACAAGACTAGATGAGTTCGTTCCAATCGCGGCGGCCGCTGTACAAGCAGCATTGGCAGCTGGCAGATATGTTGCCCCTTGGTTAATCAAACAAGTATTAGGCAAAGGTGCATCTACTGTTGCCAAAAGAGCAATGACTCGTGGAGCAGGTAGTGCAGCTGGTGCAGCCAAAGCACTTGTAAAAAAAGCACCTGTTAAAACAGCATCTGGTGCAGCAACTCGTGGTGCAGTGGCTACTGGTGCAGCAACTTATGGTGACGAACAAGACGCAAGATCAAGCAAAGCAGTTGATTTAATGAAACAGCTAAGAGCAAGAGATGATGAAAGACGCTCCAAGTATTATACTACTGAAGGCGGAATGTCAGATGTGCATGTTGATGCACAAGATAATGACAGAGAAGACTTTATTGATTTACACAAAAGTACATTTGGTAGTGAAGAAGCTGCAGGTAAAGCCTGGGATGATATTCATGCAGAACTTAATGAAGGCGGCAAGCACAAATACAAGAGCGATGCACAGCGTAAAGCAGTACATGCTGCTAAAATGAAAGAGGATGTTACTGAATCAGAAGAACGTCCATACGTTTGTGTTCATGCTAAAAAGGGCAAACATGAATGTGATGCTACAAGTTCATATGGTGCGGCTAAAAAAGCAGCAGAATATTGGGGACTAAAGAGTACAGCAGGCATTGATGCACATCTAGCAGACAAAGAAAAAGTTGCCGATAGTGTACAAGAACAAGCATCTATGTTTATGAAAAGCATTAAATCAAAACTAGGAACAAAATAATGAGATACGGCGATCTGTCAGAAAATAAAGCAATGGATAAAACCATTGATATAATGAAAAAAAGTTTTAATCCTGAGCGCAAAGCAGTTCAAGCAAAAGTTAACCATTTAGTTCGTGCAGTGCAAATGGGCAAAGGCGATAAAACTGAACTTGCTAAACAAATGACAGAGCTGTTAAAAAGTGAAATGCACGCCAAAAATAATGATCCAGATCTATCAGTTAGTGTAGATCAAAATATTGGAATGCTTAAACGTGCAATGGATAAACTTACTGTAGACGAAGGTGTATTTGATGCTATTAAAAAAACAGCAAGCACCGCAGTTAAAGCAGTAAGTGACAAAGTTTCATCTGATTTTGACAAAAGAAACAAATTGTTTGGCAAAGGCAAAAGCTCTTAATGAGTCAAGTAGAATACCAACCTACCAATTGTAAAAACTGTGGAAGTTATTCACATTGTGGAACTTCTGCTTATCAAGAAATCAAAACAGAACTTGGTAGACAAGCACCTTACATAATTGAATCATGTAAACATTGTAGATGTGATGCATGCTCTACTCAAAAAAATACTTAATCAAATCTTATTAAGGATAAATATATATAACATAAGTTATATTCGAGGAGAGAAACTATGGCATATACAATCGTAAAAAAACTTACCGATAGTGATGGTTCAACGCATGCTGATGCCGCGTCATGGACTGCTAAATTCGGTACAGCCGGTCTTGAGAGAGACGATATTACAGGTTCAATCGTAGCAGACGGTACTGCTACTGTAACACTTACAAGAACATTTGCAGATGAAGATGCTTATAATGCATATCAGTTGGAAATCGCCGACAAAGCAAATACTGTAGGTTACACACTAGCACTTGCTGAATAATAAGCAAGGGGACGGGGTGTTATGGCAAAAACAAAATTCGACAATTCGAAAAGTGTTCTAGAGGCTGTATTCAAGAAAACTAGTATTGGTGGTAATCACAGTATGATCAAAACTAGCTCAATGAATAAGAATCAGAAAAGAAGCTATAAAAGATATAAGGGCCAGGGTCGTTAAACCAGGAAAGGAAAAACACAGATGGCAAAGAAAAAACAAAGAGCTACCCAAACTTCAAAAGGCACCCATTGCCAGAAGAAAAGCCGGGCGGCAAAAGCAGCTCGTAAAGAGTGGAGAGCAGGTCCAGATAGAGTATATGCACAATTAATGGCCTTTACCAAAGGCAAAAAAGTCATGCTAACTATTCCTAATCCAAACACTAACGAGACAAACAAAAGATTTATTAGAGTACCCGCAGCTGATGTGTGGAAAACAGTAAGCAGAAAAAGATAAAATGAAGATCAATGAAGTCATAGGCAAAGATGATGTAGGTCAAAAGATTTACAAAGGTGGTACTACTCGTGTAGTACATACACCTGTTGCTGATAAAAATATCAGCACACTAGATCAACGTGTAGCAAAGTTTGCTAGTGATAGAGACAATTATAATGCTGGTTCTAATGATGCCGCTATGTCTACAAAAGGCACAAATGAACTTATTGCCAAAGCCAAAAGTAATATTAAACAGGCTTACAATAAACAAGATGCTGTTGATGCAAGACAGGGTGCTGGACAAAGTTACATTACCAAAGGCAAACCTGTTAGATTTGATCCCAAAAATAGTTCAAGCAACATAAAGTTAGCAATGGATGATGTAGATATGTCAGAGCGCAAAATGGCATCTGATGAAAAAGCAAAAGAAAAACGCCTTAAAGACAAATATGACGACAGTGATATGAAAAAGAACATGAAGAAACAGTATGGTGACGACTGGAAAGAAGTATACTATGCTACTATTAGAAAAAAGGCAATGACTAAGGGTTCAAAATAATGAGAGCAAATGAATTTAGAAATGTTGAACTATTACAAGAAGGTGCTCTTAGCCATGCTGAGTTAGGCAAGCATTACGGTAGATATATTGGAATGCTCATTGACAAGATTGACAATGGCGAACCTTTAGAAGTTATTCATGCAGACAAAAAAATAGAACTTGGTGACCAGATAGTATTGGACACAAGTGCTAAAAATGCTCTACTACAAGCCTATTTTGGACAAAATAAAATTCCTGATGCTGATAGTATCCCTGCTGACAGTGCTGGTAAAATCATACCTCAATCCGATCCAAATAAACTTATATTAAAAACACAACTTGGTGGAGAAATCAGTATTGGACAACTTCGCAAACCGCCAGAGTTTGGAAGCAAAAAAGGATTTAATACTGGACAGATTGCTGAAGGTGCTTTGGGTGCTGCAATTGCTGCTCGTTTTACCAAGCGTGAAGGCGACGTTACTCCGCAAGATGTAATAGATATTATTAATGCAATCGGTGCTGGTGAAGAATCAGGTAAAAATCTAAAATCTGGATACCAAACAAAAAGCGCAAACGACAAAATTTATTTTAACCTTGTACTACCCAAGGGAGATTATAATGCTCTATATGGCGGCGTAAGCAAAGGTAAAATGCACCCTGATATGCAAGGGGTAATTAATAGCGCAACTGCATATGCCAACAGCCCTGCAGTTACTGAAGCAGTATCAAGAATTATACAGGACGACAAATCCAATAGTGTTGTTGTAAACAGTGACGGTGCAAGTGATCAAACTGGTACTAAAGCTGATTTATTTCTGGAAATTGACGGATCAACCATTAACTTACTGAGCTTAAAAGCTGGTGATGTTAAGCAGTTTGGACAAGGCAGTGGTTACACATACGATAAATTGGATGGTTTCTTTAAAGAAACATTTGGTGTAGGTGTTCCTGCACAATATGAAGATGAACTTGATGGTAAAGATCCAAAAGAAGCATTTGGTATTATTCATGAGGTATATGCTTCAGTAGCCCAATCAATCCAAGCAGAACTAAGTGGTCATAATATACCCAATGAATCACGTTTTGTTGAGAGATTATACAAAGGTATTAATCAGCATGCCACAAGAGGCCAGGATGGTATAACAATGGTGATTCTTAAGAAAACACCAAATGCTCCAGGATTTACTGAACTACAGTTTGGTAAAGTATTACAAGACGCAATGGAAAACACAGACCTATCAGTTGAGTACTCGACACCTGGACAAGGAAGTGCTATTGTTGATGTTTTGGGAGTACCATTGGGCGGCGGCAAACCACAGTTATTGGTTAGACTACGTGGTAACTTCAAAAGCGAAGGCAAAGGATATGTTCGTAATATTGTAGAAATGGGTCCACTACTTAAAACTCTTGCCAAAATAGAACAAAACCAAGCAGAGAAAAAATAACATGTGGGAAACAATAGCACACATGTTTGATGATACACTGTGGATTTACACAGCAATAGCAGGTAGTTTATTTGGCGCTGCTTTCCTATTTTGGTTCAAGGACACAAAAATGGCAATATGGGCAGTTAGTAAGTTTGATCACATGTGTGAATACCTAGCAATACGTTGGGGTTGGACATGGTTACAAAACGACCCAAATGCTTGGCGTGTCAAATATCCTAAAATCACAAGCAAAATTGACGAACTCGAAGATAGAATCAAAAAACTAGAGAAGTAAAATGAGTAAAATAACATTAGTATGTACTCGCAGTGCGATCAGTGCTTCTGCATTGGTCTATATGATCAATCAAAGCCCAGACTATTATAACACAAGCCATAATAATTTATGGCTCAATGAAATCAGCGACAAATTTGGAGTAGCGCACACACTGAATGATTGGTGGAATGTACCGCTATCTTTCACTGCATATGATAAAAGTATACGCAATGCAGATGTTCTTGACTTAAAACAGCTAGAACATTTATCGGACAACATCAAGGACATTAATATCAGCAAGAACATTGCATTGTTTACACATGCCACCAACCCAGCAGAAATAGAAAAAATAGCCAGTGATCACAGTTTGCCTATCAATGTGGTAACCACTAACATGGGACACAACAGTCATTATTTTGTCACCAGTTGGTTGCGTAGAGAATACAACCAGATAATGAACATATGGGAAGATCAAGAACGAGCCTGGAAAAATCTTATGAATCATAGAACAGTCAAAGACTCGCAATGGAAAAGTAATATTGTTTTGGAAATGCAAGATTGGCTAATTGATCCTTCCTTGATATATAAAAAGTTGGGCATCAATGCCAATCATAATATTGATATCTGGCTAAATGAATACAGAGATAAAAATGGTATTGATATCAATTCAACCATTGATGAGTGTTGGCATGAGAATAATATAGGCAATATAACCAAATTACAAGTATTGCTGTATCTGGTAAACAAATTCTTTAAAGAAGGCAATACAGTTAATGCCACGCAATTGTATGGTTACAAGTTATATGCCGATCACATGCAAAATGTCAACGCCAGCTATACAGAACTAGATACCAACGTCAGAAATAATCTATAATACTTGTTGACATATTGGTCAATCGCATGTATTATATGAAGACTTACTTATTAACTAGGAGAATTTAATGACATTTTCATCACAAGATGTAGAAAAACTAAAACGTATTGTACAAGAAGGAATTCATGTAACACAGGAAGTTGATACACTAAAAGAAGGACTTCGTGATACAGTCAAGGCAGTAGCAGAAGAGCTCAATATCAAACCAGCAGTTCTCAGCAAAGCAATTCGTATTGCTTACAAAGCAGAGATGGGCAAGGCCCGTGAAGAGTTTGGCGAACTTGAAACTATTTTAGAGAGTATTGGCAGAGGCGATTGATTGACTGATGTAAAGCATACATTTGTTAATTTTCAGGCAGGAAGTGGTGGTGAGTTCATATTATCTTTATTGATGCTAATGGATTCACCACAACGCCAATTAACTGTGAGCGACTTTGGTAGCTGTCACACAAACAGAAATCATGAAAAAGAATTTACAGCTGGCGGAGTTCATGCCATGGACATACAAACAGCCTTGAACAACTTTCAATTAGACAATCAATACCCCTTGTATAAAGCACATGTGTCCGCTCAAGATATAGAAAAGTTCTGTAATCATTTTATTGATTGCATTGTTTTTTATATTGTACCATGCACTCGCAGTGTTGAGCAAGTTGTTAGAAATATATGGCACAAGGTTATTGTCCAAGAAAGAAAGTTTTACGGAAAAAATCGGCTGGCTGAAGAAATGAAGTATGCAGGATTACCGGTTAAACGTGATCCATATATGTTGACTAAAAGTGAATTTGATATTGTTTACCAGTCAATGTGGCGAAGAGTTAGAGGCAGTGTACAAAACAGCCACAATTTAGATTCACCCAATTTAATCCATATTGATTTTTACGACCTTATGCATTCCAAACACAAAGTATTGGATATCATAGGTACAAATACAAATCGAGTTGTTAATCAACGTGCTGATCTATTCTATGATAAATACCTCAGTAAACAACCAACAAAAGATGCCATATATAATTTTAGAGAAAAGCTGAATGGATAAACTGATTGATTTTTGGAAAAGCAGCTATCGTTCAGATAGCACAGCCTTTATGCTTGAAATGTTTAGTTTTGTAGTAACTGTTGCTGCAAGCATGACATTGGCACTACATGCAGACAATCCCAATATGTTGATTGTTTATCCAGGATTTTTTGTAGGAAGTTTAACAGCAATTATTGCATATCATAGACGTCGACTGGTATGGCCTTATATGCTTACCATCTACTTTGCAATTGTTAACGTATTTGGATTTGGTGTAGCGGCGGGGTGGTGGTAATGGCCAGCAAAACATTCTGTCCTACTCCCTGGCTTGAGCTGTATGTAAAACCCAATGGTGATGTATATCCATGTTGTGATATACCAAAAAGGCCAGAGACAGTATGCGGCAATATTAATAAAGATAAGTTTATTGATATTGTTAACCATCCAGTGTATAAAGAAATTAGACAGAGTATGCTTGCAGGAGAAAAGCATTCACATTGTAATAACTGTTGGAAACGTGAAGATTTAAGCGGCAAGAGCCTAAGGACTAAACGCAATACTCCTAAGTATATGCGTATTATGGATCCAGAATTCAGTGAAGAAAATGCACAGGATACTGTCGAACATATCAAGGCAATGAAAATAGATTTTAGTAATGGTTGCAATTTAAAATGCCCAATGTGTGGTCCTGAAAGAAGTACAGCTTGGTTCAAGGATAAATTGGCATTCGAAAAAGATTTCAAACACTTTGGCGAAATTATACCAGAAGAATATAGGTATCTAAGTTTTAAACGAACACCTGAACAATGGGATTCAATAAAAGCAACTATACCTATTAGTTTTATTGATGATAATCTAGAATTCCTATTGGGCATGAACATGTTTGATATCAGTGGAGGTGAACCTTTTTTCCATCCACAGTTTTTGTATCTAATAGACAAATTATATGAAAATAACTGGCGCGGGCGGCTGAAAGTCATCACAAATCTAACACTACTCACTCCAGAGATAGTTGAGAAATTGGCATTTTTTGACACAAGCCTAAGTATTAGTTGTGACGGATATGGTGATTTGTATGAGTATGTGCGGCCCAGCATAGTACATGGCAAATATAAGTGGTCAGATATGGAAAAATCTGTACAAATGCTATCAGGAACAAATCCAAAAAGTTATTACATCAGGCATAGCTTTTCATATACTCCACAATTGCTTAACTTTTATAATATAATCCCCTGGCTGGAATTTACAAAAGCAAATCCAGAATTGTACTCCAATCGATTGCAAATTTTAAATGAACCACTTATATGGCCTTTACATCTATGTCTGGGTGTTCATCCAGATAAGGATGAAAAACAACGTCTCATTGATGATTTACAGCCTTATGAAGATATATATGGAGTTACCTCTATACAAAAGCATCTGGCGGTAGAAGTTCCTGATAGAACGTGGCCGAACTTTTGTCATTTCATAAACTTTCTTGACAAACAGAGAAAAACCAGTATAATGAAGTATGTACCACAGTTTGAAAAGTATTGGATTTATGAATGACCGACTATTATGCACTCCACTGGAGTGATGTATTTGGTAATATGGGTGTGCTATTACTGGTAACAACCTACTTACTATTACAAGCAGATAAAATCGACGCAAAAGGTTTTTGGTACAGTTTCAACAACTTTATGGTAGCAATACTATTGTTTGTTAATCTGTATTATAAGCCAGTGCTTGCTAACATTACATTAGAAGTATTTTGGGCAGGTATCAGTATGTACGGAATGTATAACTGGTATAAAAAAAGGAAAAATCAATAAATGAGTTATGTAGACGGATTCCTTGACAGGGATCGTGACACTATCCACGTTGTTGAACGTGTGAATGGCAGACGTGAATATCGCGAGTATCCAGCACGTTACACTTTTTATTACAAAGATCAACGTGGCAAGTACACCAGTATTTTTGGTGATAAACTTGAGCGTGTGGTGTGTAATACCAGCAAAAAGTTTAATACAGAAAAAAAGATGAACGCACACAAAGGATTGTTTGAGAGTGATATCGATCCTGTGTTCCGTTGTTTTGAAGAGAATTATGATCCCACACAATCCCCTGAGCTCAATTTATGCTTTTTTGATATTGAAGTTGACTTTAATAAAGAATTGGGATTTGCAGATCCAAGTGATCCGTTTAATGCAATTACTGCTGTTGCCTTGCATCTTGGTTGGATAGGCAAAACAATATGTCTGGCAGTAAAGCCTGATACACTGACTAAAGAACAAGCAACAGAAATCATGAACAAGTTTCCAGATACTTTGCTTATGCAAGATGAGGCAGAACTTCTCAACACATTTCTTGAACTAATTGATGATGCTGATATCTTAAGTGGTTGGAACAGTGAAGGATTTGATATTCCTTATATGGTTAATCGTGTAGCTAGAGTATTAAGCAAGAGTCATACTCGTAAGTTTTGCCTGTGGCAGAAGTTTCCACGAGAGCGCACACTTGTCAAGTATGGTAAAGAAAGCCAGACATTTGAACTACAAGGGCGAATACACTTAGACTACTTGGAACTATATCGCAAGTATACATATCATGAAATGCACAGTTATAGCCTGGACGCCATTGGCGAGTATGAATTGGGCGAGCGCAAAGTAGCATATGAAGGCACACTTGATCAGCTATACAAAAACGACTTTGAAACATTTATTGCATACAATAGACAAGACGTTGACCTACTTGTTCGTATGGATAAAAAACTACAGTTTATTGACTTAGCAAACGTATTGGCGCACTCCAATACAGTTACAATTCCCAAAACAATGGGTGCGGTTGCACAAACAGATCAGGCAATTGTTAATCATGCACACAGCCAAGGACTTATTGTTCCTGATAAAAAGCGTGGAGAAAAGCCACTGAGCGCCGCAGGTGCATATGTTGCAAATCCAGTTAAAGGTATGCACAAGTGGGTCGGGTCAATTGACTTGAACAGTCTGTATCCTAGTATCCTTCGTGCATGTAACATGAGTACAGAAACTATTGTTGGACAAGTAAGACATACATTAACAAGACCTATGATTGAAAGTTTTAATGATGAAGTCCCAAAAGCCTGGGAGGGAAAGTTTGCATGTCTAGAATATGACTTGGTCATGAACAAAGACAAACAAGAACTCTTGTGGTTGGACTTTGAGAATGGTGAAAGTTTTCAGGCAACAGGCGCAGAAATATATGATCTTGTTTTCCTGAGCGGAGAGCCTTGGGTAATGACTGCCAACGGTACACTATTCACATATGAGAAGCAAGGAATTGTACCTGGACTGTTAGAGCGTTGGTATGCAGAACGTAAAGAGTTGCAGGCAAAAGCTCGTGCAGCTCGCGATGAAGGCGGAGACTTGTTTGCTTATTGGGACAAGCGACAGTTGGTTAAGAAGATTAACTTGAACAGTTTGTATGGCGCATTGCTTAATCCAGGCAGCCGCTTCTTTGATGAACGTCTAGGACAAAGCACTACACTAACAGGACGTTGTATTGCCAAACATATGGCAGCCGCAGTCAATAAAATTATTGCTGGTGAGTATGATCATCAGGGCAAAGGCATTGTATATGGTGACACTGACTCAGCATACTTTAGTGCATATCCTATACTTAAAGATCAGATTGACGCTGGAGAAATCAAGTGGGACAAGGATACAATTATCCAATATTATGATGCGGCATGTGAGGAAGTAAACAAAACATTTCCTGGATTTATGAACCGTGCATTTCATACCACACTTGAACTGGGTGCTATTATTGCCGCTGGTAGAGAAATGGTTGGCAGTGCTGGCATCTTTATCACAAAGAAACGTTATGCCATGTTGGTGTTTGATAACGAAGGAAAACGTGAAGATGATGATGGAAAAGCCGGATATATCAAAGCAATGGGATTGGATCTCAAACGTAGTGATACACCAGATTATATGCAAGAGTTTCTCAAAGAAGTATTAATGATGGTGCTTACTGATAAACCAGAAGACGAGGTTATTGCTAGGATTATTGAATTCCGCAAGGATTTTAGATCCAGACCTAGTTGGGAAAAAGGCACACCCAAACGTGTTAACAACTTAACACATCATACAAAAGTATTTGGTAAGACAGGCAAGTGTGGCATTGGACATGCAATGGCGGCTATTAATTGGAATCGTCTAAAGACAATGCACAGTGATCAATACAGTATTGATATTGTGGATGGTATGAAAACTATTGTTTGTAAACTAAAAAACAATCCCATGGGTATTACCAGTATTGGTTATCCTACTGATGAGAATCGTATCCCGGATTGGTTTAAAGAATTGCCTTTTGATGATGATGCAATGGAAAATGCAATCATTGGTAAAAAGCTGGAAAACTTACTGGGTGAACTACCCAACATTGATCTATCACAGGCGGAAGCCAAGACAACATTTACTGACTTATTTGAATTTTAACCAATTTGCACCGTTACGGTGTAATGCCCCGAGTCCAGGGAAGGACTTTTAATAACAAAGGAAAATCATCGATGAATACGATTAAACAAATCGTACTTTCTATTGCTGTTATGCTTGTCATGACAGTATCAGCAAGTGCGGCAGACAAAGTAAAAGTTGGGTTTGTATATGTAGGCCCAATTGGTGACCATGGCTGGACATACCGTCATGACATTGGTCGTCAGCAAGTAGAAGAAGCATATGGCGATAAAGTTGAAACAATCTACATTGAAAGTGTGCCAGAAGGTCCTGATGCCGAACGTGTAATGCGTAGGATGGCACAAGACGGAGCAGACATTATTTTTGCAACCAGTTTTGGTTACATGAATAGTATGGTAAAAGTTGCTAAAGAGTTTCCAAATGTAAAGTTTGAACATGCAACTGGCTACAAGCAAAGCGAAAACATGGCAACATACGGCTTGCGTCTGTATCAAGCAAGACATGTACAAGGTATTATTGCAGGCATGATGACAGAGACAAACAAGATTTGTTATGTTGCTGCTTTCCCAATCCCAGAAGTTATTCGTGAGATTAACACCTACTACTTAGGTGCTAAGAGTGTAAATCCTAAAGTTGACCTTGACATCATTTGGGTAAACACTTGGTACGATCCTGTTAAAGAAGGTGAAGCCGCAAAAGTGTTAATTACACAAGGTTGTGATATGGTTGCTCAGCATACTGATTCACCATCACCATTACAGGTTGCACAAAAAGAAGGTGTATTTGGTTTTGGACAAGCAAGTGATCAAATGAAGTTTGCTCCTAAAGCACAATTGACTGCTACTATTGACAATTGGGGACCTTACTATATCAAGCGTGTTGGTGAAGTAATCAACGGCACCTGGAAAACAGGTGACTACTTTGGTCATATGGATGATGACAGTGTACAAATGGCGCCGTTTACTAACATGCCAGATAGAGTTGCACTTCAAGCAAAAGAGATCAAGAACGCAATTAAAGACGGCAAGTACTTTGCATTTACTGGTCCACTCAAAGACAACAAAGGCAAACTTCAACTCAAAGCAGGCGAAGTTGCTGATGATGCACATTTGAACACTATGATGTACTATGTCGAAGGCATCAAAGCCAACGTACCAGGACAATAAACTATGATTCCAGTAATTAATTTTAGAGATGCAAAGTTACTGGATAAGATTCGCGAAGCCTACACAACGGTGGGCTTCGCAGTTTTTACCAATTGTTTACTTCCACATGATGAACAAGTAATGAAAGAATGGTTTACTGAAATGCAATCATTCTTTGAATTAGATTTAGATACCAAAAACAAATACAGTTATCAAAAAGAAAATAACTTGGGTTATAGTATTTGGGGAGCAGAAAATGTTGATCCACTTGCGCCTAAAGATATGAAAGAAAGTTTTAATTACAATAATACTCGCATGCCTCAAGAGTTGTGGCCCACAGAGCTTGCTGGATTTCAAGATATGGCTCTTGATACTGTGAGGATTGCAGATTGGCTAATGTTGCGTACCCTGGGATTGTTTGATGAAGTATTAAAAACACAAGGCACATTATTTGACGCACATCAGGATCCCTATAATACAACAAGAATAATTCATTATCCAGCATATACTGGTCCAATTGAGGACAAACAAATGAGAATCGGAGAACACAGTGATTACGGCACTATTACTTTATTATGGCAGATCAATGATGTACCAGGCCTTCAAGTACAAGATCTCAAAGGCAACTGGCACCCGGTCCCTTATGCAGAAAACGGAGTAGTGGTTAACATTGGTGACTTGCTACAGCGTTGGACTAATGATTATTTTGTTAGCACAAAGCACAGAGTGGTAAACACACACATTGATCAAAAACGTTATAGTATGCCTCACTTTGTTGATCCCACACCAGGAACTATTGTAAGCAACCTGCGTGATGAAGATGCAAAGTACACCCCAATCGAATCAAAAGAATATTTAATGTGGAGACTTGCAAAAAGTTATTAATATGAAAGTTAGAATAGGACCTTATAGAAAGAACAGGGCGGTCAATATAGAAATTGAGCCTTTTGATACTTGGAATATGGACGATACACTCGCACATATCATCCTGCCCATGCTAAAGCAGTTAAAGGAAACTAAACACGGTGCTCCTAATGTTGATTGGGAAGATGTTCCACGTGAACTTCGCCCAAGTGGTGAGGAACTTGGTGCCTATAATAGAGACGGAACTACTGACGAACATTTCTTTGAGCGTTGGGACTGGGTATTGGACGAAATGATCTTTGCATTTGACAGCAAGGTCAATGACGGCTGGAAAGAACAATTTGAAACTGGAACTAGCGACATCCAGTGGAAACCGCTAGAAGGCGGAATGAGCGAAATGATTCGCGGACCCAACGATACCAAAGAGTATGACTGGGAAGGTAGAAAGAAATATGAAGAACGCATTGCGAATGGCTTCCGACTGTTTGGAACTTATTTTGAGAACTTATGGGATTAGAAAATGTACAAAGTAACAGCATATTTTAAAGACCGCAAGGTATCACAAGAGTTTCATGATGTTAATGATGCAATCGAATACCGTGATGATGTTGATGCTCACTATCCTACAAAGGTAATATTTAGAAAGGTAATATCAATGAATGAATGGGTATATAACTGTTGGAATGTAGTAATGGATCATAATAAGAATCCTCTAAGTGCAATTCCAGACTTTAGTACACGACATATGATTATGCAGGTATTAGCATGGATGTGGTGTATTGTGTTTAGTAGTTATTTTGGTAGTATGTGGATGTTTGGCATTACTGCTATTGCACACGTTATTGTGCTTGCGGCAATTGCAATCACAGTTGGCGCATTTGAAACCGCTAAACGCAATCCACAGTCATTTAACTACAAATTTCATACACCAAGCAGAGCAAGATATATGTATTATGATGGTAAAAGGATTGAGTTACCAAAGCAAGACCCGGGTGGCGAACACGAATAAAAAATAAAAAATTATAACCCATTGAAAGTACAGAATTTTATTTTGTACTTTTTTCTTGACTTTTTAACCAATATGCCTTACTATAAGGTATAGTTAGAAAAAAGGAGTAACAAGGATGTTCGTTATTACAGGAAAGTTTAAAGACGGCAGTGAATGGGAAACTACTCGCCATACTAAAGAAGGTATGGAAGTTGTTGTGCAGGATGTTCTTAAAGACATATCCGATGTTACAGATGAAAATCGAATTGTTAATTTTATAGTGGAGGAAAAATAATGGGAATGTCAAGTTACGTTATGGATTGTGAAGACAAGTTTTATGATATTGTGTCTGACGCAGTTAAACAATCCGAGCATGTTAGTGAAGCAATGTCTGTTGCTATTGCCAATGCAAGCCTAGTTGCTCATATGAGTCAGGCTGAAGTTGAAGAATGTGTCAGTGAATTTTGGAATGACTTTTGGAGCAAATACAGTGGCTAGTAAGTATAGCAAATATGGTCCACGTTATTTAAAAGTGGACTTTATGAACTTAAAAGATCATTGGGCACTTGGCACACAGTATGAGATTGCTGGCAGTAAAGGCAATCAGTATGTGGTGGAAATTACTCCCAAAGGGTTCACTTGTGATTGCATTGGTATGACAATGCATGGTAAATGCAAACATACTCGTGCAGTTGCAGAACGTTGGGGAAAAGTTTGTGCATAAACCTGGTAATTAATTTACAACCCTTTGTAACCAAAGGGTTATTTTTTGATAAAAAAGTAAGATAAGTCTTGACAACCAAGGCGTTTTACCTTATACTGTATATATAGTTAGAAAACAGGAGTAGACATTATGTACACTTACACAATAACACACAGCGAGGCAGGCGCAACTTGGGGCAATGGCAACAGTTGCACAAGATTGGCTATTACAAATGAGGACACAGGCGAGACTAAAGTGTGTGACGACTTTACATACTTGGAAGACGACACACAAGAGAATTTAGAGTACTTGTTTGAAAACGACTTTGGCGATGTAGCATTTGAGGATGAGATGTACGATGTGTTGCTAGGGCACTTGGCTAAAATAGACGCACAATAATTTTACAAAGGTGAAAATATAATGAAAAAAGTTTTGTTTGCTGCCAGTATTATCCTTTCAGTTACACCAGCATTGGCTGGCAATTGGAGCAATTCCAGTAACATTACTGTTGATACCAGTAATATTGTGCAAAGCATCTCTCCACAAAATTTCATAATTTCAAAAGATGTAATGACTGAATTTAGCAAAGTTAAGCCAGAAGTTAAAGCAAAATTTTGTACCGCTAAAAAAAGCCGTATGTCAGGATTTACAGA